GACTTGAGAAATCAAATCGCAGAGGTGACGCAATTGCAGTGGCTCCCTGCGAAAATGCAGACTGTCTGCCATCTGGACCGATTGTAGCCACCCTCACGCGATAAGACGAGAAGATGGTATAAGTGTCGGATGGAATTAGAGAATAAGTCTCGGCAACAACTCCTAGATCGTCGAAACGATTGTCCTCAACATTGAACACTTGCACTCGATAACGAGACGCTTGAGGATGATTGATCGGCTCGGACCATGCAATAAATGGGTAGAGCGTTCTCAATGGCGAGTAGCCAGTGAAGGTGGGAGCCAGCCAAGATGCTTCAATTCGTGCCATTATGTTGATTCGATTTCAATGCTTTCAGTGTTCACCCTTGGGATAGGGTCAACTGTTGCGACAGAGGCTTTCTGTGTTTGAATAATGGTGTCTGAGTCAAGAATACCGTATTTGCTGGAGTTGTGACTCACTGCCAAAACTGACACCGTACCGTCATCGTTTTCTTGCACGCCCACCACTCGATAGGGCCTCACCTCGTCTTCACCGTTATCCTCTTTGAGCACCCACATACCACCAATATCTGGTTTCTTGCTAAACGCTGGATTCACACTTAATTGAGTTCGATTGCCAGCCCTGGTGCTTACAGGGCGATTCTGCATTTTTCCGTTAATCAGCAAAAACAGTTGATATGCAGTGCCAGAGACAAGTGTCACTTGTCGATCCAAGAAAATTGTGCTTTTGTCACTGTTCTGTCCTATGAAGCCAGCAGCCACTCCTCCTGTCTTGGACGGATCGCCAATCTCAATAATTTCACCTGGCAAGATAAAGAAACCCTCGGCGCTCACTTTGAATGAAACCGTTTCTGTCTCTGTGAGATTGGTAATCAGATTCCACCGACCCACTCGCTGAGCTTGAGCCTGTGATGTGCATCCAAACGCTCTAATCTCTAGCTCTCTATGCCCAAACTTTTCAATTGCACTCTTGTCCTCAACATATTCAACCTTTGTTTTGTAGAGATCGTTGGGGTCATTCCATGACACCATGCAAACAGTCTTGCGAGTTTTGCGTCCAGTGCCTTCGTAGGTGAACGGAGGCGACGTTAAGTTGCCAGCGTCGTCCACCTCTTGAATGACATTTGATGGCGTAAACAAGCGTACAGAATTGCTCGGTGAATCCTGCACGGGCACAATCGTGCCCTGGTGGTAGTACAACATGCCTCGAAAAGTCGCTGCAATCGAATTCAACACTTCATAGGCTTCACCTCGATTGTTGATATGCCCGTTAAATGTGAATCGTCTTTCACTGCCACCACGACCATCTTCCACTCTGCCATCGCAATACTTTCCAATGTCGTAAAGTGCAAATTTGTCAACATCGGCGGCAGAAATGAAATCTCCACATCCATACCTGTCATTCGTAAGCAGGTCATAAAACACCCACGCTGGATTGTTGCTATAAGCAGTCTTGAATGCTCCATTCCAAGTGCCTGAATATGCATTTGTGTATTGAGTATCGACAGCATCTGGATTGTAATTGCTGGGCACTTGAATCAGTTTCCCTTTCACCAGCATTGAAACCTTGGGAATAGAGCTGAAAGATTCTGCATTAAACTTCATTCCCAGCACTGCAGTATTTGGATAAATGAACTTGGATCCAATTACGCCAACAATCGCCTTAAAGTAAAAATCACTGACATCTGTCACGGAGTCGGAGTCGCTTGACTCACGCTTAACTGTAATTGTCCAAGGCCCAGTTCCAACTAAGTCAAACTCTCGCTCCTCTTCAAAAGGCCCGCGAGATTTGCCGTTAATTCTGAATTCTCGATTGAGAATATTGCCGCTAGAAACACTATCTCTGATTTTGATTCTGTAATCAATGGACGATCCCTTTACATCGCCATTGTCTTCATCTACGCGATACAAAGCAGCCACGCCTACCCTCACCCTCACTCGATCCAGGTCGCTTCGAGTGGTGGTGACGGAAGTTTGTCCAGTGGATTGCCGCACTTGGACGTTAACAGATTGTTCGATTTCAACGTCATCAAATCCGCCCTTTAGGGGGGCTTGATTGTTACCACCAGTCCTCAGATTGGTGAGTTCGATGCTATTTTCCTCGAAACTTTGTGAGCCGTCATCAGTCTCAATTGGTGTGTCGTTCAAGAACACACTCCTCCTTTCACTTTTGACAAACCCCTGAATCTGACCTTCACACAAAGCGACAACAACTCGCGCCTGAGAGCGACTGAATAAAGTGTCTGCCTCTTCTTCTGGCGGATCAGGCGAGCCGCCACCTCCTCCTTTGCCGCCACCGCCAGCACCACTAATCTGTCGCCGCTTAAGTTCTTCTTCGCTCATGATGGCAACAGTCCAATGGCAGATGAAACGACAAGAGGAGCGCCAGCTAGATATTCACCATAGATCAAAGGCACGGGGAACCCCTGCGTGGTCAATTCTGCGGCTCTATCGAACATAAAGCTTTCCTTCTTTGAAGTGTCACCTTTTGGTGCCTTCACTTGTGGCGTCAACATCGCTCCAATACCTGAAGCGATCATGCTCAAGCCAATGCCGAACATCGCCGTGCTGACGATACCAGCGGAGCCGCCAGCAAAGGCGGCTCCCATGCCTGCAGCAACAGTGCCTGCACCAAAGCTCACAAACGACAAGCCCACCAAGGCCACTCCAAGGAGAATCTTGCCAGCTCCACCACCACTGCCTGCAATCATGGGTGCAATGACCAGGCGATCACAACTCATCGTCACATGCTCGTAATCAATGCCTTCTGGCTCTTTCGTGACCAGCTTGAATCCCACATTGTTCTCATGAGCCGTGCAGAGATACTCTTTGAAGCCGTCCACCTGACGAGATAGCGCTGAGATAATGTCTCGTGGGTTTCGCACTAAAAACCTATACTCACGCCCAAACTTGCGGCCCAATTCCCCAAGGAGTTTAACTGTCACAAAACGCTCTTCCATGATCACAGAAGCTTCCTATGGCGTAACACTTTAGCCGTGTAACGCCGCCAATACTTACCATAACTGGTTTCCTCGGAGCGGCGGTTCACAAAGTGATGATACAGCCGACTTCCTTCTCCCCTAAAGATTCCAAAATGATTTGGCCACTTGGCTTCCATTTTCATCAGCAAAATGTCGCCTTTCTGAGAAGGTTCGTCGATGTCAATAAAACCTTGCCCAGCGTAATTCTCACCGAACATGTTCCAATGGTCGTTTAACCATTCGCCATCTTCCCCGCGCTCAAAATCATCCAAGATGATTCCAAATTCTCGACGATAGAAGTCTCTTGTCAATGAGTAGCAGTCATTGATGCCGTATAGCCATTCACGGCCAACGTAAGGCTGATCCCCTCTGGGATCAGCATACTTCCAATCTTTGCTGTGTACGTTGTAAACCAACCACGGAATATTGGTTTGCTTGCATGCTCGAATGTCGGCAGGTGAGAAGCCATTACGATCATTCGTGTGTGAATGATAAATGCACTCAACCTCCCCTTCCGTTTCATTCACGAAAGCGTAATCCTCTGCGGCAATTGTGAAGTTTTCTTGTGGCGATGGGTGAATATTCTTGCATGGCATCACCTTGCCGTTTGCAATTAGCCCGCAACCTTCTTCTGGTGCTCGCTTGTCGCAATCAGCGACAAGCTCAATCAGCAAGCGTTTTTCAATCATTATCCTCGCGTTAAATTGGCACCTGGAAATCCACCGTAAGGCAAATTTGCACTTCCAAACCTAAGTTGACAACTGGTGAGTCGCTTGCCACACACGTCGAACCTATCGCGCAAATCCTGTTGCTGAGTAGAGCTTAAGCCGTTCCAAGTGTTAATCAGCACTGTCCGCGCACTGTCAAAATTGGCTTGCGCGGTGTTGTAAGCAGCTAATTTTGTGTTGTAATCATTTGTTTCGTTGTCACATCTTTCTTGTCCTTCAGTCTCTGTAACAGCCACTTCTCTCAAGCCGAAAGGGATACTAGTCCCCTCTTTCCGTTCATCCTCAACAATGTCGCTTCTATTTTCTGTTGAAAATTGTGTGTTGTTGAAGACAAGAGCTTCGTCTACATTCTTAGGAAGAAGTGCAAATGTGATAGTGCTGCCTGAATCGTCGTAATTACCGTTGTATTCATACACATCAACAATAGTAGTATTTCCTGCAATACCATTGTTTGTATTACCTTTCCTGTTGGCCGCTGACGAGTACCGAGAGTCCGTAACGGTTTGTCCACTGAATACAATCGTGACCACACTATCGTTTCCTTGGGAGTCCTCCCTGACCAGAGCAAAAGTGCTATCGTCGGCGTCCAGATTGTCATCCTCGTCATCGCTTTCAAACTGATAAAAGTATTCCGAGGTGGATGTAACCGCATCGCAAGCTGCATTCTTTCTGCCTTCCGCTAAATTCTTGGCCCCTTCAGCGTCATCTCTAATCTTCTTTTTCTCTAGGTAATCAGCGAGCTTCCTTAGATATCTTCGCTCATCATCATCGAAAGAAAGGTACAAGGTTCCACTGGTATCCACCCCATCAAATGAGTTAGCAATCGGCAGTCCATTAAGGTCACTGCTACGACCATTGTTGTAACCACATTCAACTCCCCTATATTCCCACAAACAGTGATTATGCGTGATCACTCGCCGTGGTAACTGAAGGCCCTCCAGGTCCAAAGGGCTAGCCAGTTGAAACGTGACAGACATATTGGTCTCTGCCACTTTGCGTTCAATGTAATAGATGTCAGTAGGGAAATACGTCGTGTAATCGTTGGTCGGGAAATTGCCGAGATATTTTGCAAGAGTGCGGCGTCGATAAACCTTTACACCAATCAGGTCATCAAGACTTGCAATGAGTCCTGACAATGTGCCAAAAATGTTAGAAACTTGCAGCTCTGGCTGTGGAATCTGTCCCTTTGTAGTGCGATCAAAGCCAGTTGCAGTGATGGGAATAGGCTCGTATTCAACAGTCTGAACGGGGCCAACAACGCCTGGAACCACGTCAGTCTTCACCCATATCACTTTCTCCCCAGCCTCAAACGCATCACCCACGTTTGGGAAGATGGCGGCCTTGGGAATGATAAAATTCGTGAAATAGTAGTGTTCAGTGCCACTAAACCCTGGCAGCACAGACAAGTCCAGCTCAAACATTTCCACGACAGAATCGTAGAAAGTTTCTCTAACTTCAAGCTCCAGATCTTCTGCGCTCATGATCTCCAGTCGTAGATTTGCTTGACGGAAAAGCTGATCACATTAAGGCGAGGAGCTGAATTAAAACTTAGTTGACTTTGGAATCGAGTGCTGATAATCTCCCAGGTCCATTCATTAGGCTCCAGTCGATAACGATACAGCACCTCGTCTTGAGGAAAACGTGCAAAGAAGAAATCGCCATTCAATGCTTGGAAGTCTTCATCTAACGAACTGGCTTCGTCATAAGTCAGTGGCCGAGTGCGGAAATCATAAGCATTGATTAAATTGTTCACGCCGTCTGGTGTCACTTGCTCGTAGCCATCGCCAAGCTGAAACCTTCTCACACGCTGCTGACGCTTGCGCGTCAGGCCGTTCTCGAAGAAGTCATACGGATCACGAAATGGATCAGTAGGCCCAGGATTGAAATTGAACAGGATCGGTTGTGCCATGATTACCTTCCGCTACTGATCATTCCGCCAGGCTGCATTTCCCGCATGATCACTTGTTTCACTGCCCCCTCCAGATTACGAGCAAGATCATTGCCTTGAGAACCAGATGCCTTGGAAGACACCTGGCCATTGTTTACGTTGACTGTAATGTTAGTCGAAACATTATTCCCGGCGCCACCTCCCATTTCCACTGGAATGGACTTGCCATTGGGCAGGGGGACAATTGCTTCATTGAAGCGACCTTCGCCCACCATCGCCATGGTCGGTCCCTTAACGATGCCGCCGGTAGCAAAACCTGGAACAAGAGAAGGCAGGCCGCCACCGCCAGAAGCGCTCACAACACCACCCTCGGCCATGCCTGGGAACAAGCCCTTCATTACTTGAAGCATTGCCCACTTGGCCAACATTTGCATCACCATGTCAGCAAACATCTTGCCGATGTTCGAGAAGGCGGTGCCTAGCCCTTCAGAGAGGGATGTGGTGCCCTGAAGGATGCCGCTAAATGCAGTGCCGAATTCACTGGCAATGCCATCGGCTACAGATACTGCCATGCCCTCGAAATCTTTAAGCTCTTTTTCTGTCTTCTCGATCCAGTCTGAAATCTTACCTTTACCTCCCTTGAAGACATCCGCCCTCACAGAGGCTTCCGCAGCGCCAGCCGCCCCTGGAGTTATTTTTCCTTCATTTCTCAATCTCGCGATTTCCTTTAATTTGTCGGCTTGAGACTGCAGGTGTTTAGCCCTGTCATACTCTTCCTGCGTAATCCTGCCCGATGCCAAATCCGACTCAAGCATGATGTCCTGAATTCTTCGACGCGCACTCTCTTCTTCCGACAACCTCTCAACCAGTTTCTCCATTTCCCTT